GGTCTCAAACTCAAATGATTGAGATACGATTGAATGAACCTGATGACTTTCTTAAAGTGAGAGAGACACTGACTCGTATTGGAGTTGCTTCTAGAAAAGAGAAGAAACTCTATCAGTCTTGTCACATCCTTCATAAACAGGGTAAGTATTACATCGTACACTTTAAGGAGTTGTTTGCTCTTGATGGCAAATACGCTAATCTTACTATTAACGATGTTCAGCGTAGGAATCGTATTACTAAGCTTCTGGCTGATTGGGGACTTATTACGATAATCAGAGAAGACTCAGTTGTTGACATTGCACCATTGAATCAGATTAAGGTTCTGTCCTATAAGGATAAACAGGACTGGACTTTGGAGCAAAAATATAATATTGGCAAGAGAGGTAAAACCGAAGAGGAGGGTTAATGAAACTCAGTAAACCATTGCTCCATTTGAGATTGGATCAATGTCAGTATTATTGGTGGGATTCCCGTATAGATCCAAGGGAACCAGACTATGATCCTGATTTTGACCCCAGAAAACCGAACAAGGACGCCGAAAGGGTCCACACAACACACTCTCGCTTATCAAGGAGAAGTCACATGACTAACTTAACGAAGTACAATGCTGCCGATTTGGATCAGCTAATGCATCAGATTACCAGAAATTCTATTGGTATGGATGAATACTTCAATAAAATTTTCAATGCATCTAGTCAGAATTACCCCCCATACAATGTAATTCAGGTAAATAGTGTTGAAACGCGTTTAGAAATCGCACTAGCTGGATTCAAAAAGGAAGAGGTGAATGCTTACACCGAGTATGGAAAACTTTTTGTCCGGGGGGAAAAAGAAACATCTGACGAGGCAGGGACGTTTATCCATAAGGGATTGGCTCAGCGAAACTTTGAGCGATCCTGGACCCTCGCTGATGACACAGAGGTCTCCAACGTCGTATTTGAAGACGGACTTTTGTCAGTTACCTTGACTAAGGTAGTACCAGAGCATCATCAACGTAAAGATTATCTCTAAATAAGACATATCGTCGTCGCATAGACAGCGGGGTAACTGGCCAAATCCAGTTGACACCCCGCTTTTTTGTTGGTATAATTATTCTAGGAGAACTATAACAAATGACTGTAAAACTTTTACTTCTGAAATCTGGAGAAGATATTGTCGCAGATATTCAGGAAATGGTTGTTGATGAAAAGGTAGTTGGTTACTATCTCAAATACCCATGTAGAGTAAAACTAGTTGCTGACATGAGTCAGGTAGATGGGAATACTAAAGTACCATCTAAAATTCAACTACAACCATGGTTACCATTGAGTTCTGATAAAGTAATTCCTGTAGTTTCTGACTGGGTAATTACGATTGCGGAACCAGTAAATCAACTAACAAAAATGTATCAAGACGGAGTAGACCAATATGAAATTAGAGAATCTCAAAGTGCTAGTTCTGATGAATCAACAGATTCTGTTGTCACAGATTGAAGAAGTATCATGTGAACTTGGTGAACCTGATTGTAAAATGACGGAACCATTTATTGTGAATGATGATTTGACATTACAACCTTGGTTGATCAACATCACAACTGAAAATACATTTATGATTCACTCAGATAAAATCTTGACGATTACAGAACCCAATAGTAAACTGAAGGACAAGTATGAGAGCCTGGTGAAGGAATGAAGTTTTACACGAACATTCAATTAGTTGGAAACAATGTTCTCGTCCGTGGTTATGAAAATGGTAAGAAGGTCATGTATAAAGATGAGTTCCAACCAACTCTCTTTGTCAACTCAAACCGAGAGTCTAACTACAAAACTCTAGAAGGTGATAACTTAGAAGCCATTGTTCCAGGTTCCATTCGTGATTGTAGGGAGTTTTATAAAAAGTATGAAGGTGTAGATGGATTCAAAATTTATGGTAATGATAGATATGCATTCCAATACATCTCTGAAAAATACCCTGAAGATGAGATTAGATTTGATATTAGTAAGATCAATCTTATAACAATTGATATTGAGGTTAAATCTGAGGAAGGATTTCCTGACCCAGACTCTTGTTCTGAAGAGATGTTGACAATCACTGTTCAGGATTATACCTCTAAACGAATTACAACTTGGGGTAGAAAACATTATAAACCATCACAGGACAATGTAACTTATTATCATTATGAGAATGAGATTGACATGCTCAACTCATTTATTACCTGGTGGAATAGAAATCCTCCAGAGATTGTGACTGGATGGAATGTAAAATTATATGATATTCCATATCTTTGTGGTCGTATTGAACGAATCATGGGCACAAAGAAAATGAGACTTCTGTCACCATGGAATATTGTGAGTCATGAATCAGTCTTTATTAAGGGTAGAGAATTCAATACCTTTGATATTGCTGGTGTCACAACACTAGACTATTTGGAACTGTATAAGAAGTTTACTTATAAGGCTCAAGAGTCATATCGACTGGACTACATTGCGGAGGTAGAACTTGGTCAGAAGAAGTTGGACCACTCAGAGTTCAATACCTTCAAAGAGTTCTATGATGGTAACTGGAAGAAGTTTGTAGACTATAACATCGTTGACGTGGAACTTGTTGACCGGATGGAAGACAAGATGAAACTGATTGAGTTGGCATTAACCATGGCATATGATGCTAAGGTGAACTATGTCGATGTGATGTTCCAGGTTCGTATGTGGGACACTATCATCTATAACTATCTCAAGAAGAGAAACATTGTGATTCCTCCCCGTGACCGAACGGAAAAGGAGAAGAGGTATGAGGGTGCCTACGTGAAGCAACCTGAACCTGGTGTCTATGACTGGGTGGTGTCGTTTGACTTGAACTCCCTGTACCCTCACCTGATGATGCAGTACAACATCTCTCCAGAGACCCTGGTGGAGGAGAAGCATCCGTCTGCAACCATCGACAAGATCCTGAACAAAGAGATTACCTTTGAGAACTATAAGGACTATGCCGTGTGTGCAAACGGTGCTATGTTCCGTAAGGACATCAAAGGGTTCATGCCTGAGTTGATGGAGAAGATGTATGCAGAACGTAAAATCTATAAGAAGAAGATGCTTATATGTCAACAGAAATTAGTTGATACTGAGGCACTTCTTAAGAATCGTAGAGACCCTGTACTGGAGAGACAGAAAAAGGAACTTATCAACAATATTGCTAAGTTCAATAACTTCCAAATGGCTAGAAAGATTGCTCTCAACTCTTGCTATGGTGCCATTGGTAACCAATACTTCCGTTTCTTTAAACTTTCTAATGCCGAAGCAATCACTCTCTCAGGACAAACTTCTATCCGATGGATTGAAAATAAGATGAACGGTTATCTAAATAACCTATTACAAACTCAAGACACGGATTATGTCATCGCATCTGACACTGACTCAATCTATATTAACCTTGGACCTGTTGTTGATAAATTTCTTGGTTCTAAGTCTGGCGACAAAACAGCAATTGTGTCCATACTTAATAAGATCTGCGAGGAGAAACTGGAACCGTTCATCGACGCGTCGTATCAGGAATTGGCTTCGTATGTAAACGCCTACGACCAGAAGATGCAGATGAAACGGGAGAACATTGCAGACCGTGGAATCTGGACAGCAAAGAAGAGATACATTCTCAATGTGTGGGATAGTGAAGGGGTAAGATATTCAGAACCTAAACTGAAGATCATGGGTATCGAGGCTGTGAAGTCATCGACTCCTGCACCATGTAGGACCATGATCAAAGACGCTCTCAAGTTGATGATGAATGGAACTGAAGATGATGTGATTCAGTTTATTGATGACTCACGTCAACAGTTCAAGAAATTGCCCCCCGAAGAGATTGCATTCCCTCGTTCAGTTTCTGATGTGAAGAAACATAAGAATAATACAACTATCTATGGTAAGGGTTCTCCCATTCATGTCCGTGGTGCTCTCCTATATAATCATTACATCAAAGAGAATGGTCTGACAAATAAGTATTCTTATATCAATAATGGTGAGAAGATTAAATTCATTTATCTCAAGACACCAAATACTATTAGAGAAAATGTAATCTCTTTTATATCCGATTTCCCTAGGGAGATTGGTCTTGACAAGTACATTGACTATGACCTACAATTCAACAAAGCTTTCTTAGAACCACTCAAGGTTATCCTTGATGCTATTGGATGGCATGTTGAGAAAACTGTAAACCTTGATTCGTTTTTTGCCTGATGGATTTCTTAAAAGATATTGTAAAAGAGATTGGTGATGAGTATACCCAACTTGCCTCAGACATCGACGACACAGAAACTTACGTGGACACAGGTTCGTACATTCTTAACGGACTGGTATCA